GTTTAACCAACCTTGTACAACAGCGTCTGTTACATCTGCTATTTCTACAAATTCACTAGCTGACGTGTTTTTAGCAAAATAATTAAATGTAATATATTGGTTTGGTAAAGTAACTGTATTACTAGAGTTAGCTGTTTCGTAAGCGTTTATTGTGTACTCTACTTCTGTTACTAATGTTTTACCATTTTCTACTACTTGTTTAGAAGTTATAACATTTGGTGTAAAAGTTGCTGTATATTTTTTAAGAACTGCCATAATTAACTCGCACTAAATTTAACAAACCTAACATCAGCTGACCCTATTTGTCTAAAGTTTGCATCACCTTGCCCAAACATATAACATTTTATTGTACCACTACCAGTATATCTAAACGCAATTGGTAAATTAGCGGTGTCAGCACTACTTGTTAATCTAGATTCAGTTATGCTTGTGTTTAAATGTTGTATGTCAGGGGTTCTATAAACTACACCAGAACTGCTATCTAATAGTTCTGCCGTGTCAGTGCCGCCTGATGTAACTGTAGTGTTGACCGTACCATCAGAAAATAACAAATGTATTGTTTTAACTTGACCATTACCTCCAACTAAACGCACATAACCTTGATAAAACCCAGCTCCTGTACCAATTGTAGTTATTTCTGCATATCTTTTAGAGTTATTGTTAAAGTTTCCAATACTGCTACCTGTAACAGTACCACCATTAGTAGGTAACACTAAGTCTGTAACATTTATTTTTGCTGCTGTAATAGTATTAGAGTCAATCCTATCCGCAGATAAAAAACCTGCGTCTATTTTATCTGCACTTAAATCATTAATTTTTGCATTAGTTATTTGTGCGTTACCAATTTTAGCAGTGGTAATATTTGCGTCTTGAATTTTTGCAGTCGTAACTTGTAAATCACCTATTTTAGCGGTTGTAATAGCCGCAGTACCAATCTTGGCTCCTTGAATTGTTCCGTCTAAAATACGTGCATTTGTTATAGCTCCGTCTTGAATACGTGCGCTGTCTATAAATACTGAACCGCCACTAACAATAAATGGAGCTACACTTGCGTTTGTGTCGTTCCATATCGCAAACTTGTCTGCCTGGAACTGCACGAATGATTGTGCTCCTGAACCATTGCTAGCATTAGAACCTACAACCATACCAGCTGCTGACTTACTTCCATTTGATTCTGTAGCAACTGTTAGCACGAACATAGCATTAAGATCACCTGTGTGACTGGCTGTAGTAGTATTTAAAGTGCTAATTGAGCTTGTATGACCACCAACTGTAGAGTTTAAACTGTTTACACTATTAGTTAATGTTGTATCTGCATTAGACCTAGTTGTAGCTTCAGAGTTAATAGAAGATGTAAGAGTATTATTATTGTTTGTAACTGTTGTAGTTAAACTGCTTAAACTAGAAGCCGTAGAACTTTGTGCATTGGTAACTGTAACAATGTCTCCTTGTGCTGTAGCCATAGCTGCAGATAAAGTGCTACCAGTAAAACTAGTACTACCAAACAAAGTAACTAAAGATGCGTCTCTAGCCGCTACCCAAGCATCATTGCCTGAGTTTCTCGTGTATATTTGTCCGTCATCTGTATCAAACCACACGTCATTTGATTGTATAGCTGAACTATCTGTTCTCGTGCTTGGGGATCCAGAAGATCTAATGACCGTGGCCGCAGTAGCTATAGTAGACATTAAATTAAACCCAGGAAGGTTAGATAATTCTTCTGAAAGCTGTAGCATAACAGCGCCTATGTTTTCTACTGTATTTGCTTTAGTACCATTAGTTTGGTTAAACGGTCCTCTTATATTGCTCGTGCTTACAAATCTAACCCAATAAAAATAAGTTTGGTCATATCCAACAGGGTCAGTAATTATAAAAGAAGCAGTAGTTGTTATAAGAGTTGCAGTGCCTATTTCATCATCTCTAGAACGCCACACCTCCGTAAAAGCATGGTTACTATATTGAGCAGGGTTCCAATCTACAATAATTTCTGTAAAAGCGCCAGAAGCTTCTAATCCTGTAGGAGCAGGGGGTATTGTTAAATCCCCTACTTGATCATCATTAGGTATAAAATCAGTTAAACCGTTTGGGTCAAAAGGCCTGCTTCTAAGTTGTTTAGCTAGTCCACTATCTACAAGTTCTCTAAGTGTTATAGCCCTATCTAAAGGGTCTCCACGTCTACCTAGTCGTATTTCTTGTGCTTCTTTCATAGAATCAAGAGTATCTTTTAACTCTCTATCTATTTTGTTAGGAATGTTTTTTAATGCAGGGACTTTAGTTTTAGGCATTAGACAGTCCTTAATTCATCCATTGAATCTCCTACACATATTTCATTTACAATAGTAGCTCCTTCTACTTCTACTGCATATGTTTTATGGACGCTAGCCGGTAAACGTACAACAGGTTCTGTTATAGCGGTTGAACTAAAACTAGGGGTAGTACCTGTAACACTAAAAGCACTACCAGAAGTAGCAATAACAGCGTTGTATATTACCGAACCATCTCCGTATACTTTTACACGTACTGGGTAAGTTTCTGCATCTACTTTTGCAAACCCCATACTAGTAGGTTTAGGCATAACATACTCTTTTGATTTCCAATTAAAAGTTAAGTTAGTATTGCTACCTTGAAACTTTTTAATCGTGTTGCTAATAATTAAATATAACTGACTGTCGTCCGGATCTGTATGACCGCCACGTATAAGACCGCTAGCATCTAAATCTACAAAGCTAGTGCCATCAGACACTCTTGGGTCAAATATAAAACCACCATACCCACTCCCTGTAGAATAAAAACCTACGTATCTTTCTTCCCACATAAACCCGGTAATAGTCGCAGGATAATAACTAGCTTGCCATTGACTAGGTGTTATTATAGCTTCTGTAAGGTTTCGTACTGTTGTGCCCTCAGCTGCAATTAAACCGTCTGGACTAGCGTATATAACATAAGGCCCCATATCTACCATAGATCTTTTGTTTAAATTAGCGTGCGAACTTTCTATACGTATTGCAGTCATTGACTCAGGGCCCGAGCCAGTAATTAAGTAAGGCACTCCTTTTGTAGTAGCTAAAATACCATTAGACACTACTTTTATATTTATTATTTCTTCTTCTATTACAAGTCTGTAGTTAGCAGGCCAAGCGTGTGGCAAGAAAGGTTCGCTAAAACATATACGTTTACCAGTAAAACCCGCAAATATTCCACCGGGTAATGCACATAACCCTTTCATAGGACCATCTGGGTACAAAGCAGTATCATCATCTGGTGGTGCAATCCAAGTAGTAGAAGGTATGACTTCAGCTAATTCGTTGTTATTTGAAGTATCTGCGTAAGTAGTTGTAGCAAGAGTTACCTCTGCAACAAACTGAAATGCGGTGGTATTTGAGCCTGTGTTAGATCTATATATACGTTTTTTAGATAAGTTAGTGTTGGATTTTGCACTACTAGTTTGTAGGTTACTTAAGTTTACAGTTTGGTTATCATCTGTTGTTACTACAGTAGAAGCAGCAGACGGTGGCCCCTCTTCTCCATAAGCTGTTACAAAGGTATAAACATAAGATGTTTCAAAATCTATGTTGGCGTCTGACGGTCCACCAAAGGCTGCACCGTTAGTAATAGACCCCGAAGCTCCTGTTCCAGTAGCAGAACCACTAGTTTCAACTGTTAAAGTAGTAGTGCTTGGCACAGTTACTATTTTAAAATCTCCATTAATTTCATCTGCAGTTAGACCGTTTGTAGCACCAAAACCCGCGAGCGTAACAAATTGGCCTACAGCTGTATTATGTACACTAGCCGTAGTTACCGTTATAACACCAGATCCACTTGCTGTAGTTACAGTTGCATTTATTTGTGTGGGGTCAGCTACCGCTACTGTTGGGGCTGCGGTTGGTGCTGGTACACCTAACCTATAAAAAGCGTCAGGGTAAGGTGCACCGCCTAAAACAATATCACTTCTACCCATTCTAGGAAAAGATTGCCCCGACCAATAGATCGTGTCGTTTGTGTCTCCGGCTATTGGTCCACGTACGACGTCTACATCTTCATCAAACTGTAACCAACGTTCTGGGCTATCAGTATATTTAAAAATAGATTGTTTAGTAGTGTTCGCAAGAGTCGAAACACCGTTAGAAGGGTCAGTGGTAGAAGTATCTGTTATAGGAACTAAACGCCCACTTTCTAAATTTACATCTGTTGCAGTTTGCGCAAGTTTATCTGCTAAAAGCCTAGGAGATATTCTTGGGGCTTTGCCCCCGAATGTATTAAGTTTGAAATACGCCATATTCTCATTTTCCAGTGTTGAGAACAGATTCCTGTAGTTCTAAGCTCCTTCTTCCTACTTGTTTAAACCACTTACTATCTTCCATTTCAGCGGCCATTTGTTCCCAGTTATGTTCTCTACAAGCTTTTAACATGTTTTTAAACTTAGAAAACCTAGTTCCACCTAAATTAAAACACATATTTACTAAGACATGTTGGATATTTTCGGGCAAGTTATAGAATGCTTCGTCTGTACCAAACACGTGTACTGCTTCTGCAAGATGTTTATTAAAATCATCTTCGTAGTACATATCAACAACTTCTTGTGATACTTTGGTACCAACTTCCCAATCATATTCAGGGTCTCCTGGCTGGCATAAATGCCCTATACCAAGCGTTTTATACCCCAAACTATCTTTGTAAATCTTTAAAACTTCACCTTCGTGCCGTTTTATTTCAGCTTTACATTGCTCAATATCCATACCTACTCCTGTTCTATTTTAACGTTAGGCTTTATCTTATCTTCTTTTAAAATAGCCTCTAGGTCTAGGCTTAGGCTAGATATACTAGCTTGTGCTAACTTAACATCTATAGCTAGATTGTTAAGATTTTGTTGACCTTTAAATAAAACATTAAGAGATTCTACCGCCCTAGGCGTTAGATCTGCTATGTCATACTCTTCCCCATTAAAATTAATGGTTTTTAGTTCGTTTCCGTTTTCCATATAATACTCCTTATTAAGTTATGGTTTGTTTAGTATATCTTTAAGAGAAAAGCCTGTCTACGCCACTCATACCTATGATAAGTAAGTAAAGGCCCATAATGTACTTAGTGTACTTAGAATCCATAGCATCAAACTTAGCATCGCCTTTGTCTAAACGTTTTTCTATGTTGTCAACTTGGGTCTCTACTTTTACTAAGGTTTCTTTAGTTGTTGTCATTATAAACCTGCTGCTTCGTTAGCTGTTTTCTTAGCGTTCTTAATATCTGTTGTCCATACTGCTGAAGCTATGCCTTGGACTTCTGTAGATTCACTTGATACATCTGTATCTGTATGTGTCCAAGAACTACCATCATAGCGTGAATCTACGCACTCAAGAAGTTTTCTATCGAAAGACCTTGTGAGTTCTACGCCATCTTCTTTGATAACAGTAGCTGTTCTTATTTGTATAGTTTTATGGTCTCCAACAATTTCTATTTTGTCTTCAACTATTTCTTTTGTTATTGCCATTTTTTTCTCCTTTATGCTGCAACATATGTGAATGAAAACCTTAAAAAGTTTCCAGATGAGTTACTAGTGTTTGTATTAGAACTACCTATGCTTGTTTGTCTGTCTGAATCAAGTTGGATTAAACTAAAATTTAAGTAAGATGTGTTATAGCAACTAACTCCTATTCCTGCAAAGTTTGATACACCATCCCAATTACCACTAGGATAAAAATAAATATCACCAGCACTTGAAGGAATATTTGTACCTGCATTGGTAAAAGGTAATTGCATTCTTAAGGCACCACTATATGTACCAAATGCTTTATTATATACATCAACATGTAGAGTCACTAGCCTACCAATTTTTGTATAGTAACCACTACTTGAATTTTCAGCAGTACCACTACTACTTCCATAGAATAAAGGTGTAAAAGTACCTTCTTCATAATCGTCAAGTGCGTTAGCTGCTGCTGTGTCTCCGTTAAATGATATTCCACCAGCATTTTGAATACGAACTTTCTCACTCCAAGTTATAGCTGCATCTGCAGAACCTGAAGCTGCTGTTGAAAATCTATGGTCTCCATGAACTTGTGAATACATGGTTGCTTCATCAGTAACTTTATAAGTCCATTGACTAGCATTTGAATTTAAGTACCCATTGTTAGTTAGTGTAGAAACATTAGTTCCTGTATTATTTGAAAATAAAGATAATGTATTTCCAATATCTAATGCTTCATACCCTGTATAATGAGTTGCTGGTGTGGTTCCAATTCCAACTTCACCTGTAGAAATAATACGCATTCTTTCTGAACCTGCTGTAAAGAAATTCATATTATCACTAGCGTGGTTATAACCTACAACTCCATAATTACCACTAGACCCATCACTAAACAAAAGACCATTGGCTGTAGAGT